TCTCTGCTCTGCATAATCTTTATGCCTGCATCTCGGCTTCTTTGCCTTTCCGCATACACTGTATCTTGGGGTTTTATCTTGTTCCTGCCATCTGATGAAATCTGATGACATCTGACGACAGGCGTTTGGAGAAAAGATCGTTGTTCCGCTATATTTGTTTCGAACCAATTGAATACGCTTATGGAAATCGTCACTATTGAAGCGACAGTCTTTGAAAGTATGCTGGAGTATCTGGAAAATGCAGCCCGGATTACAGATGAACTCTGTGAGAAGCTCCGTGAGAAGAGAATGGGGGAATGGTCGGATACCCAAGAGGTCTGCCTTCTGCTGGACGCCTCCCCCCGTACTTTGCAGACCCTCCGTGAGAACGGCACGCTGGCATACAGCCGGATCAGCCACAAGGTCTATTATAGGCCGGAGGATATACAAAAGATACTTTCCGCCATTCAAAAGAGAAAGGGAGGCCAGATATGAACGGGCTGCTGACCGGAAAGCATGAGAGAATCCTTGCCCTTTTCCGGAAACTTGATCATATGACAGACAGGCTTGGCAGCCTGTCCCGAAGCCACCGTCCCGTATTGGACGGGGAACATTATCTTACCGACCGTGAACTCTCCGGCAGGTTGAAAATCAGCCGCAGAACCTTGCAGGAATATCGGAACGAAGGCAGACTGCCTTACATCCAGCTCGGTGGTAAGGTTCTGTACAGAGAAAGTGACATAGAGAAAATGTTGCGGGATGGATACAGGAAAGCCCGATCGCCATTGTAAGGGAAGTCTGGAATGAGGTCAAAATGAATGGGACAGAAATCTGTGAAGACGGTTTCTGTCCCTTGTTTTATCTTGTTGCGACCATACATTACGGTACCTTTTCGTTTTTTTCCTGGCCGTATTCCTTTTTCCATCCGCTGTACTGTCCGCATTGATAGACCCTGGACGGCATGTTGTCGTCCGGCAGGGAATACATGCCTTTGGTTTCTTCCGAAAGTTTTCCGAAATCCCTGCGTACCTTTTGGTTGGTTATTTCCGCATAAATCTGTGTAGTACGTATGCTGGAATGCCCCATCATTTTACTGATGGTCTCAATTGGCACGCCGTTGGAAAGGCAGATTTCAGTCGCATAGGTGTGTCGGCTCATGTAATAGGTCAAGTGGCACTCAAGCCCGCACATTTCCCCGATGATTTTCAGGCTTCTGGACAGGCTGCAAGTGGCCGGAACCCGGAACAGTCTCCCATTCTCTCCCTCGCCTTTATATTTTTCCATGATTTTTAATGGGATGTCAAGCAGTTTGATACGGCATTCCACCTTTGTCTTCTGACGGTTGATGTGTATCCATTTGGAGCCGTCTGGAGCCGTGACGATATGTCTTTCGGACAATTCGGCCATTTCGGCCCTTCCCAGTCCGGTGAAGGTCGAGAAGACAAAGAGATCCCTGGTGTGGCACAGCCGGTAGGTGGGAAGATCGATTGCCATCACTTTGGCAAGCTGCTCACCTGTCAGGTGTCGGTGAAGTGTCGGGGGGATCTCAAGCTTGTAGCCGGTAAACGGATAGCGTGACAGTATCCTGCGTTTGACTGCGAGCCGGACAATCTTGCACAGCAGGATCAGGTAGTCGTTCAGTGATATGGTTTTCAACTTCAATATTGTGGAAAGATAGAAATGGAAGTTTTCGATGAACTGCATGTCTATCGAGCGAAGTGTCACGTCTTCCACTCCATATTTGTATTGCAGGAAGTTGTACAGATGTTTTCGTGTGGTCAAATATCGGATATAGGTATGGTGTGTGCGGTCGATCCCCACACGCTTGGCGTACTCCTCGTTATGCTCGTCAAAAAGGGCCAGAAGATGTTCTTTGGGCTGAGCCTTCCCCGTAACCGCGTTCTTTATGATCTCAGCCGAGACGTACCCGGCTGAGTCCACGCTCTTCTTATAGGCGGTTCGTGCCTTCTCCTCCAGTTCCTCCAGTTTCCGATTCAGCTCTCTCAACTCTATGGAGGTTTCCGGATTCTGTCCGTGTATGACGGCACGGCCCTTATTGGCATCCCAAAATTTCGGCTGCACGTCCTCTCCGGTGGAATACTGGCTTACTTTCCCGTCAAGGGTGATACGTCCCATGACGGGGCATTTTCCGTTTTTTTTGATTTTCTGTCTGTTGATATAAAACAATAGTTTGAATGTGCTTCTCATTCTTACACTCCTTCCATTGGGTTTAATATTTCTTTTCTTTCTCTTCTCCGCATCTCTCTTAAACTCATGTCCTTCAGAATAGTGGATGGAGGCTGGTCAATGCCGGACAGTGTGTATTTGCCGGTGATCTCATGCTCTAGTATCGTCACATCCCGGTCCACCTTCTCGTCGGTCACTTTAGCATAGCGCTGCGTGGTGCTGATATTCCTGTGCCCCATAGCTTTGCTGACAGTCTCGATGGGTACGCCCTGTGAGAGACAGATCTGGGAAGCGAAACTGTGGCGGGCCATGTGGAAGGACAAGTTACGATCGATGCCGCATTGTGCGGCCATCTTTTTTAGGTGAATGTTCATGCTTTCCTTTGTCAGCATGGGAAACAGCTTCCCGTCTGGTGCCACCCCCCTGTATTTCTTCATGATTTCTATGGCGATGTCCAGTAGGCGTACGTTTTCCGGGGTTCCCGTTTTCTGCCTTCTGGTTTCTATCCATAAGTTCCCCTCGTGGTCCC